TTTTCCTTTACATTTTTATTGACATTTTCTTCTTGCTGAGCTAGATTTTCTAAAGTCTTCTTGAGTGCATAGTATTCAACATCATTCTTAGAGAAAACCTGCTGATCTTCTTTTGCGACATTAGATAGAGTAAAGAAGATTTTAGATACGATGTTTAGATTCAATACTCGCTCTAAAATGTCTATCTTTTGAGCGCTGTTACCTTTCAGGAATCGGAAGAGTTCTGGATTTAGAACATTATTGTTCACGAACATCTGATAATCACCCAGCAGTTGTTCGATTTTATTTTGAGTTTCTGTGGTTGTCAAGTCTGCAGAAACTAGTTCCTCATCGATAAATAGATTACATTTTGAGTATGACGGGCTTTTTGATCTTATACGTTCTATGGCGTATTTGTGTTTTACTATTCCTTTTGATGAATCGACAAATGTCAAGCATACTCGTAGAGGCTCTTTTGATTTGTTACACACTAAATCATCGAGATTAAGCTCTTTCTTGAGCGACCGTCCATAAATAGCAAAGACAATGGCATCTACAATAGACGATTTCCCAGTTCCATTTGATGATGCATCTAGTTCATCTATACCCTTTATCAAGACTAGATTTCCCTGGTTTTCTTCAAAAGAGAGCTCATGCTTGCCAAGGTATGAGTTGAAGTTCTCTAGTTCAAGGATTTTCAGTTTATATGACATAGGTTCTTAAGTCTCTCCGTGTATGCTTCTATTTCGTTTTCATTTTTACCTTGAGATTTGAGAATGCGCGTTCCGTGTTCTATAATCAAATCAAAAATGTTTATGTTATCTACAGATTCTGCTATTTCTGCAATGCTCATTTCTTCTTCGGAATCTAGATTTTTGGTTTCATACGACGTAAATAAATGACTGTAATCATTGATAAACTTAGAAAGTTTCTTCTTGCTCTCTTCTGAGTTCAAACAATAGATTCTAGCATATATGTTAGTATAGTAGTCGAACTTTTTTCTTTCAAGTTGAATCGTGTCGATTTTTCTTTTTACGTCTTCTTCTCTTTCAAGGTTTATCTTGACAAATAGAGGACAGTATGGATTTTCTTTGTATGTTACTTGAAATGAATCTGGTTCGATGTCGATAATAGAAACACCTTTTCTAGTTAGCGCGTCTCCAAAGTTGTGATTCAAGACAGAACCAATGTAATAAAGATTTTTTATTTGCTTCTTGAAATGAATGTGTCCCGAGAACACAGCTTTATAGATGTCAAGATTCAAATCGTTATAAGAGTTGAACTTGCCCATTTGATACGTAGAAGAAATGATGCCTTCGTAGGCTTCTTTGACGTCTAGATGGCAGAAAAGATACTGATTTGTCTTGGCTCCATAGAACTTCTCGTATAGAGTCTTGAAGATTTCCTTTGTTTTCTCAGGGTCTCTAATGTAGGGAACAAAGATGAGATTCGAATTGATTTCACTAATGTATTTTATCTTTACAGATTGACGAACCAGAATCGCAGATGAAACTCCATCAAATGTGTCGATTGCTGAAACATTTTCGCTTCTATCGTGGTTTCCTTCTATTACCACTCCTGAACCCGATAGTGTGCTCTGATTGATGTTGTTTATTGATTTGACGACTGTGTTATAACGTTCAATGTAAAACCTCAATGCCTGGTGAAATGTGTCTCCAAGATTGATTGCCATCATTGTATTCGATTGCTTTACTAGCTTCTGAATCCAATCAAGCGTCGAGTAAAGTTCGTCAATACGAGAGTACTCAGAAAACTTGTATTTAGTCTTCTTCACGTTGAAACTATAGATGTTAGCGGAGTGTAAATCGGCGTATGCGAGAAATCTCATTATTTACTTTCGGGTAACATTTTTTTGAACGGCGCAGTAAACTGGTCAACTGTGGCAAGAATCGTATTGATGTTTTCTTTGATTAGTAGCTGCATGAAATCCATCTTTGAAAATGTAGGTTTAGATTCAATTGCAGAATAAATAAGTGACAGAGATTGAGGAGACCACTCCATGTCAATCAGGTCGACTAGCTTATAGTTCAGTTCGAGATGTTCTTTTTCATTCAGGAAATACTTTTCGTATTTCTTTTTTAGTTCTGGAAAAGCGTCGAGCGCACTATAAACATCGTCAACTGTCATTGGATAACCCTGCTCTGTGTTTCCAAGAAAATCAAAGAAACCTTGAATCTTCTTATCTCCAAATAGCTTGATTCCTGGAATGTTGTCCGAAGGGTCACCCTTTATGGCTTTATAGAGTCGGTATGATTCAATAGGGCAGTTCTTTATTGGAAAGACTTCTTCCATGTCAGATTTCTTGAGGTATTTCTTCTTGTGAGGATTGAAGATTTTTATCTTTTCATCGCCTAATAACTGATAGAAATCCTTGTCGTTCGACACTATTGTAACAGTTTTGTCTCGATTGACGAAATGCTTAGCGACGAATGAAATAAGGCAATCTCCTTCAATTTGTTTTACAATAACTAGCTTTACAGGAAGAGTTCTCAGAATGTCTATAATGACAGCCTTTTGCCTCTTGCGAGACTCTATTTCATTCATCTTTACTGTCAAGTCATAACCAGATAATGCTCCAAGGTCGATGTTTCTATTAGCTTTATAATCTTTGTATAAACCCTTCTTTCGAACGTCTCTTCCAAAATCGAAAACAATGTAGCATTCTTCGGGCTTTTCGTCGTTTATAAGCTTTCTCAGATGTCTAAGAAAAACATAGATAGCTGTGGTGTCTTGCCCTTTTGAGTTCTGCAGAGTTGTATCGGTTGCTGAAAAGAACGCTCTTACAAAGAGGTTTGACCCGTCGCATACAATGATGTCTGATATTTTATTTTCCTCTTTCTGCGGTGTTGTTTCTAGAAGGATTTTTATCCCCTACCCAGAATCCTAATCTTTTGGCTGTTTCTGAGTGTTTTATCTCCGCTAGACGTTTCTTTTCGCAATTTATTTTTGTTTTTCCATACATTGGATTATTGGTTCCTTTGTTTCTGCTTATTCCTTTGTTTGATTCAGACAGTTTTTTTGAATGTTCTTTTGTTCTTGCAGGTAGCTTGATATTTTTTCCTTGTTTTGATTTGCTAATCTTGAGACCAATTTGTTTTCTTTCGATTTCTGTCATTTTGTTCCATCTTTTATGATTTGCGTCAGATAGTTTTTTTGAAATCTCTTCCTTGTTTAGGCTATTAGTCCAAAGATCTCCGCCTTGACCGCCATCGGCAATATTATACATTCTAAAATTATTATTCTTATAAAAAGAAATCCAGAATTTTTCTTTTTCATTCAGCTCATTTTTGGAATCAGAAAAATCTATTATTTCTTTCTTGAAGTTTTTACGTCCATATTTTTCGATAGCTTTTATCAAGAGAAGACCAGATCCCAAATACCCCTTGCGATTTGAAAAATCTTTTCCTATGTATATGGTTTTATTTATTTTATTTGTTGTCTTATATATTATTCCCATCGTCTTTATGCCACTCTGTTTCATTTATCATGTCTTTGATTTCATCATACAGCTCTATAGGGTACTGAGCAGTCTCAATGTTGAGAGCAGAGTTTATTGTAGTTCGTTTATACACACGTTTGAGAAGATTGTGAAGATCTTCGTAGCTATACACTTTATTGCTCATTAGATTTCCTCCTGATCCATGAAGTGCGCATAGATAGAATCAAGAACAAAGCGAACTTTCTTTTTGGGGTGCCCTATTTCTTTTTGAGTTTCCTTTATAAGGTCTTCGTACTTTACGCTATCATTGTGAGCTATTTTTGCCTTGATACTTTCTAGTATTATACCATACTCTTCGTTTTCTTCTGGAAAGTTGAGCGCTTCAGGCGTTAGTTTCAGGATGTAATCTCTTATCACTGATTCGCTTTCTATTCCGTGGCTTTCGTCGGTTCCAATGTCGACAGACTCGTCATCGATGTTCACTGTTTCAGGGTCGTTTGAGTTCATTGAAGTGTCCTTGTAATGCGCTTTCAGGTACCAAAAAATCTTGTTTCTGACAACACCTGTAAAATAAGAAAACGCGTCGCCCTTTTCTTTTGACCATCGTGGTGCAGATTCTAGTATTCCCACCCAAGCTTCTTGGGCGATGTCGTCGTTTATGTAGTTTCGTCGTAGAAGCCTATAGCGTTCGATTACTCCCGAAATAAGCTTGTTGAAAATGGGAAGCAAATCATTTAGGATTTCATTATCTCTTGTCTGCTGAAATCGTATGATCTGCTCTTCGACATACTGATTGTCGAAATAGTTTACTTTTTTCATTTGATGACATTATAGATCCTCTCTTTATTTTCTGCAAAGACCTGCTCCCAATCTTTACG